GAGGCCGATGAGAATCGACGAGCAAGTCCAAAGGCTCAGAGAGATAATCTACGAGTACAACGGCAGAGACAAGGTTTATCCTTATGAAAATGTCACCGTCTTGATTGACGCGGGCAGCGGCGGGCAGGCCCCCAGTATTGCCCAGGAACTTTGTAAAGATTGGAAAGATTCCAGAGGCAATATGCACCCCGGCCTTTATGATGAAGATTCTGAAGATATGAAACGATGGGCGGAAGCATTTCCTCACGCCATCGGCGGCTCTTTGCACATCCTTGAGCCTACTAAATACAGAAATCAGTTTTTCGAATCGGCGAGAAAGCTCGTCCCCCTTGGGGACATCAAGTTTCCTCCCCGCGCACCGAAAGGCGACTATATCGTTTTGGACGACGGCACCGAAAGAAAACTCAACAAAAACGAAATAGCCTCATTGATCCAAATGGACATGATGAAAGAGGAAATGGCGTGCATGACCAGGTTTAAGACCCCGAAGGGCACCGTGACTTTCGGTCTGTCTCCCGAAAAGAGCAGCAAAATGCACGATGACCGAAATTATGTCGCAATCATGGCATGCTGGTGGATAGACCAGCTGCAGCAAGACAGCACGCTTGGCGAAGACAACGGCATCGATTTTACAAGGTTCCTCAATAAAGAGGCTATGGCTGCCAAAGCTCAGCCGATCGATAGTAACGCATCAAGATGGCTAGGAGGGGCCAAACCCCGCGATTTCGGTGGGTTTAGGAAGAAAAATCCATCTCCTTTTTCGGGTGGAAATCCGTTTTCGAGATAAAATGGAGACAGGAAATAACGTATTCTTAATTGTGGAATAGAAGCAAAATATGGCAAAATCAAAACCAGAAAGTGAGGCAAGATCATATGGAAAAATCCTATAAATACCGTATTTATCCGAATAAGAAACAGCAGGAAATAATTGCTAAAACTTTTGGGTGTTGCCGATTTGTGTATAACACTTATCTCGCAATACGGATTGAGATGTATAAAGAAGATGAGAAAACTTTTTCGTATGCGCAGTGCTCAAAAGATTTGAAAAATCTTAAGTCTGATCTTGATTGGCTTCGAGAGGTTGATTCAACCGCTCTCCAATCATCACTTAAAGATCTTGATAATGCTTATAAAAAATTTTTTAAAAAGCATTTTGGATTTCCAAAATTTAAGTCAAAGAAGTCTCACAGATTTTCTTATCGGTCAAACTGCAATAATGGAAACATTGAATATCGTCAAGGCTATATTAAACTACCCAAGGTTGGATTGGTAAAAACGAAAAACAAATTAGTGCCAAAAGGGAGGATTCTCAATGCCACGGTGTCGCAAGAGCCAAGCGGAAAATATTTTGTGTCTTTGCGTTGTGCCGATGTTGAAATCAAACCATTTGACAAAACTGGCAATAAGGTTGGCATTGATTTGGGAATCAAAGAATTTTGTATTACCTCTGAGGGTAAAATGACTCCAAACCCAAAATATTTAAAAAAGTCTTTAGACAAACTTGCCAAGTTGCAAAGGGGGCTGTCTCGAAAATCAAAAGGCGGATCCAATTGCAACAAAGCAAGGATAAAGGTCGCAAGACTTCAAGAGCATATTGCAAATCAGAGAAAAGATTTCTTGCAAAAATTATCTACCGAAATCATCAAAGACAATGATGTTGTGTGCATTGAAGACCTTCAGGTGAAAGATATGACTAAAAATCATAAACTCGCACGGTCTATTGCAGATGCATCATGGTCAGAATTTGCAAGGCAACTTGAATATAAAGCAAATTGGTATGGCAAACAAGTTGTAAAGATAGATAAATTCTTTGCAAGCTCTCAGACTTGCAATGTATGCGGATACGTAAATAAGGATACAAAAAATCTTAATGTGAGAGAATGGGAATGCCCTCGTTGTCACACGCATCATGAAAGAGATGTGAACGCGGCGATAAATATTCTCCATGAAGGATTAAGAATCTTAAAAGCGGCGTAAACAAACAAAAGAATGGTAGAAACCGCTTGGGCGGTTTGGTAAATATCCTTTCGGTAGAAAAGAGTCCCCAAGAATCTCGTGGCTTCGGCCATGAGAGGTTCACTAATGCAACCACACTTACTATAGGTTTGAAAATAAGGTTTAAATAGGGTCGGGGTGACCCGAATTTACGCCTGTGGAGACTAAGGTTACAAGGTCTTTGAAGCAGGAATCTTGTTATGAGAGGCCCACATGTGGATAAAGAGAGAATAAGCGTTAATTTTCTCTTTCACTAAATAAAATAGTGGTTTTATTGGAGGCCGGCGGCGGCCTCAGAGGCAAAAGGAGATCAAAACATGATTTGTTGCAAAATCACGAGCAATTTTCGGGGAGGCTCCGGCAATTTCGGAGGCCTTTACAAAGACCTCGGGAAGATCGGCAATCTTCTTTATATCAACGGCTGCCTTTATTTCGGTTCGACTTTGCAGAAGGTCGACGCGAAGAAAGTCGGCGCGAGGATGAAGAAGTTCGGATACCCGTCCTTTTTCATAGAGGAATATGGGAAGGACAACGAGCCCCACGAGGAGAATTGCATAAACGGCTGGCTGTACGACCAGCTCGTCGCCATCAACGCGAGGACGTATGAGGCGGAGTCCCAGAAGGAATTCCGCCGCATCTCGAAAGCGCTTGATGAGATAGACAAAAAGACGGAAGAGATAATTTCGTCCGCGAAGTGCGAAGGAGGGCCAGAGGATGCCGGAAAACAAAAAGAAGAAGGCGGGAAGGCCTAAAAAGCACCCGGAGAAAGAATTCGACACCGTCGACGAGCAGACCGTCGACAAATTGGAGATGTCGGAAAAAGAGGAAAACGCCCCGATAACGATCGAGGACCTCGGCGAGAAATACAGACAGACGTACAACAAGATCATGAACGCAGATTCCCACAGAAGGGGAGAGGAGGATTCGCGTTACATCAACGCGACCGCGATGCAGTACAACAAACTGAACCCTTTCCTTCAGAATCAGCGCATAAAGAACCTCTACAGCGGGACGAAGGAATTCGACAAAGCCCACATCATTGAGTTTTTGCAGAATCCCGGTTCCCACGAATCGGATCTGAGGGGTCTCGCATGGTCCCAGAGCGGCGCGCAGCAGATATACTACAATATCCTCCGGCGCGCGGCGGACATACCGCAATACAAATATTACGTCACGCCCCCGCTCCTCGAGAAGGAGAGCGAGTACGAGGCGCAGGATTTCAAGAACGAGGACGCCCTCGTGCATGACTGGCTTCACGTTTTCAACGTCCCAACGACTTTGAAAACCATGGCGTTGGAGATCAAGAGGGAAGGCAAAGAGAGCTATATCCTCAGGAACAAATTCGTCGGCGAGGGCAAAAATAAGAAGACCGCCTTCGCGACGCTCCAGAAACTCCCGACCGACTGGATCAAGCTCGTCGGCATCGGGCAGAACGGGTTCTTGGTGTCTTTCAACATGATGTACTTCATGAACATCGCCAATTCCCCGGCGGATTTCGGGGAATTCATGGTGAGGGCATGGAACGACATCACCTCGAAGGGCGTCGTGTACAAAGACGAGAATGGCGCGGCGATGATCAATTATGACCTCGCCAAGGACTATTCCTTCAATTACGAAGGGGTTTCCTACACATCCATGATCGAGCAGAAACTGCTGGGGAAGAGAACCCAGAGCTATTTCTTCTGGCTCCGGCTCCCCGCGGACATGTGCTTCACGTTCGGCAGCGACAACTCGAATCCGTGGGTCGCCCCCGACACCATGGGGCTTCTTCAGAAGCTCCAGGAGCTCAGCGATTACGGGAAGTTGGCCGGCCTCATCGCCAGCACTCCCCTCACCGCGGTCCTCACGGGCGAGATCGAGACGATCCCGAACCCGAGGGCGGGGAAGAACGAATCGGTGTTCAGCCCGGAGGTCATCCAGGGCTATCAGGACATGTTCAACTCCGTGACGTCCACAAACGTCGAGGCTTGGATGTGGCCCGCGAAGAACATCAAACTGCAGCAGCTGAACGCCGATGTCAATTCGAGCGACATCGTCACGAAGGCGACGCAGAATTTCGTCACGTCCGCCGGCGAGGGCGGATTGACGACGACGACCGACAAACCGAATGTCTCTCAGGTGAAGACGGCGCAGCTTTTGGCCGCGTCCCAGCAGAGATACGTCACTTTGCAGTTTGAGCGGGCGCTCAATTTCATACTGAGAAACAAACTTGGGTTCAAATACGACTGGACGCTTCACATTTGGGGCGACATCTTCTCTTTTGAGAACGAGAAGAAATACCTCAAGGAGCTCGTGGCGGGAGGGGCGACCTTCCTGTTGCCGAAGCTCGCGTCGGCCGAGGATCTCTCCCTGAGGGACACCAAAGCCATAATGTCTTACATCAAGACGCTGGACTTCTATAAGGACTTCTCGACTTGGACGTCGGACGCCCGGGCCGAGCAGGAAGCCTCCGCGGATGAAAAAACCGCAGGAAGGCCGCCCCTTGACGACGGCGACATCGAGAACGACGCGACGGCCGCGTCGCGCGACGCGGGCGACAACACAGCCGAAAACCGCGACGCGATGGAAAGAAAATG